CACCTGAAAGAATATTAGCTGCAATAGCGCTGGTCGTTCCACCTTTAACTTGATTAACTCCTGTTTCATGTTCATAATAAGTTGAAATTCCATCCGTGTTTCCTACTGTATCACAGGTATCAGTACCTGCATCATAGGCTGTTGCATGAGGTAAGCCAAAGATAGCAGAATCTATCCACGTACTTCGTGGAAAAGTTGAGCTGGCGTTCGTAAACCAAATAGGTCTCGACGGAGTTGAATCTAGATAACTATAAACTACACATCTATTAACCACATTGGAATCGGCCGTTGGATAAAACCACATCACCTCTCCAAACAGGTTATTAATTCCACAATAAATAAATTGATTTGAAGTTGTGTTAAGATCATCATAAACATAGTCTTCAACCAAACAGTCCATCGATTCTAGTTTACCAGTAAATCTAAAGAAACCATTATCAGACATCCAGTACGCAGCACCATCCACTTCGACAGATGCATTCTTTCCTATCAATCCACAGTTCGTTCCCACTTGTTCATAGGCGAAAGTAAAAGGAGTTCCAACAAATCTCATAGTAAATAATGAAGTATCGGTCCATACATAAATTGCATTTCTACCGAGCTTAGCTCCCATGATCCGTGAGCCGGCAGCCAGTCTTTGTGTGCCAGCACTATTGACTGCGGTAGGTGCCCAGTCAGTTATATCCTCTTGGTTAGAGAATCTTATAAACATATCATCTTGAGTACTTGGTGTACCAATGGTTGTTTCTGTTCCACATAAAACTAAGTGACGATCGGGAGTCGAGACTAACATATCTCTAGACGCTGTTGGTGCACCAGAAATAATAGTAGCTCTGGTTGCTGTTGCATTAGAGGCATCTGCATCCCATTCAAATACAGCACTATTACAAATTAAAGCAATAAGGGTTGATCCTAAGTTATCCAAGGACCATAAACCAGGTTCTGCAACTTTGTCCGTAGTTGCTGCAGCTTGACCCCATGCAGCATAGTCACTATAATTAGTAACCGTTGCTCCATCAGAATGAGCGGCTCTTGTTGTTCCTCTTGCAGCTCTACTTATTCCTGTTAGATTACTTCCTGAAACTCCCGTGTAAGAAATTTCTTCTGTGCCTACTAAAATATAATTTGTACCCGTAGTTGGAAATCCAGTAACCGAATCTAAAGTAATGCTTGTTCCTGATCCTCCGGTTCCATAAACATCGTCTCCTAAGGCTCCATCTAAAGTTGTCGTTTGAGGATTGGTTACACTACCTCCCCATTGTGATATTCCATATCCATAAACTCCAACCTGTTCAGCTGGGCCTACTGGGTAATACCATTTAACAGAACAGTCTCCATCCGTAGCGGTTGCGCTGGCATTGGAGCCCATAGTAATAGTAACTGAAGTAGAATTTACTACTTCAGTTATCATAAAAGTTTTATCGTCAAAATCAGAAGCTGAATAACCTGAGCCTGTAGGAATGGTAACATTTTCAAGAAATAAAATATCTCCTGCTGTCATTCCAGCAGTTGTAGATAAAGTAATGGTAAGAATAGCAGAGCCTGAAGTAGAAGCGAGCTTGTCTGTTAAGGCTCCAAAGTCAGTTTTAATTGGATGTATGTCATAATACACCCCGCCAGAATATGCATATAAAATTCTATTGGTTCCAATGATGCCATATTTAATACCATCTTTGTTGACCATTTGATGAAGAGCTCGAGCAGCTCCACACAAAGCTTGGTCTCCTAATTGAGACCATCCTCCTATTTTTTCAGGAGTGCCATATCTAAAACGAACATTTTCACCATCCGTCCATTGAGCTTCGGCTCCTGTTGGAGTAATTTGTTTATTGAATCCTGGTAAAAACCCTATTTTTTGTAACATAGAATACCTACTATATATGCTTTTTAAATTTTTGGTAATACTATAATCGACTCTAACTTGTATGTAAATTGCTTTTATAAGAAGAGGGTAGTCCTAAATGAGGTCGTGTGTCGTATTTATTTTTTTTAGCATCAGGACCTTCTGCATTATTGTAATGTAAAAAGACTTGACCACAATTTTCTCCTGGAAATTCTGCTCTCCAATGTTCTAATAATTCTCCTTTATAAATTAACATGTCTCCTGGATTTAAATCTATTTGAATACCTGCTTTACCTACTTCACCCGAAGGCTCTAAATATATAGGCCAAGGATCTCCTCCTAGATTTAAAGTAGTAGAAATTTCACAACTAAATCTATCTTTATGTCTCTTAAGAACATCTCCTTTTTTATAAATCCTTGCATAGGAGTAAGTTTCATATAATTTTAATCCTGTTTCTTTTTCCATTAAAGGTTTAAGTTCTGCAAGCAAAGTATCCATGGCGACATCTCCATAGGCACAATAAGTATTTGGAACCTGTGCATCATTCCATCCACCCCAATCTACATTATAAGGTGAGATATGTTTTTCATCCAGAAGAGTTTTTGCAGCAGTTCTTTTTAATAAAAAATATTTATAAATAAAACCCGACAACTCCGTGGATAGTGCATTTCTAAGTACAGCATATTTATTTTTTTTAAAACTCATCTTTTCTCCTATCTAAATGGGGCTCCTAGATTCCACACTACTAATGAATATCTGATTCCATCCGTTACTGGTTTTACTCGGTGCCATATAAAAGAAGGAAAAACAATAATAGAACCCTTCTTTAATGATGGTGGTTCCCATAACTCATCTCCTTCTTCTTGCATTTTGTTTTTGAATTGAAGATCTCCTCCTTTGTAGTCGGAAGGATCGGACAACAAAACAGACACTGAAAGTTTTCTTGTCTTGCCATTATAATTTATATTATTATGTTCTCTATATTCTTTAGCCCAACTATCAGTATGCCACCCATAATACTGACCTGTTTTATATTTTGTAAATTGACATGCTTCTGACCAAGTCCAGTCAAAATTCCAACCAGCATTTCTGTTAGCTCCGTGAACATAGGGATGTATTTCTTTATAGATCCAAGGATCGCTTAACCAAACAACACGAGAATCCCTTTTCTTTTTTAAATTTTTAATATCCGTTTCATTTAAAGGAATGCCTTTCGATGTTTTATCATGCTGGTCACCTGTCATTGCCAGTTGATCCTCGTGGTGATTTCCATATTTTATAAGTTCATCGCAAAACCTATGTGGAAGAATCCCATCAAAATACCAATATATATTTTCTAAGTTCATATTATTTTTTATGATGTAACCAACTTGGTCCAAATATCATATTATTATGTAAAGGGTTGTTTACAATCTCCTCCGTTATATCAGGACATTGTTTGCCTGGATATAGTTTTATACGATGTCTAAATATATTAGTGACTGCAAAACCCACTCCTTTTTTATTAGGGTATAAATTAACATAATCATGGCCTCCTAAAAAACCACCTTTTTTAATCTTAGGATACCAAGCTTTTATTTCCTGCGTGGCATGCTCTTGAGAATGTTCAGAATCAAAAAATATAAAATCCACAGATTCATCTTCATAGTCTTTTGCTGCTTCCACACTGTCCTTTTTAATTAATGTAATCTTATCTTTAACAGGTTCTATGTTATTTAAAAATTCTTGATAAGCTGTTTCATCGCCAGGTAAATTAATAGGAAAGTTATCTATAGCATCAATGGTTATATTCTTTTTCGCATTAATAATTTCTACCGCTAAATAAGATATAGATTTCCCTTTCCAAACACCGGCTTCTATAAATTTTGCATTGTCGTACTTTGAAACCATTTCTGAATAAAGAACAGGAAAATCAAACCAGCCTTGTATGGTGTGGTAAAAATGTTTCATATGATTTTAAAATTAAAAGAAATAATGATCCGTGGTTCTTCGTTTAAGTTAGGGGTTACATAATGATCCAATCCTGATTGAAAAATAATAAATTTTCTTTCTTCAGGATTAAACACTATGGAACTAAAATCTAGTTTATGTTTTTTATATTTTAATACTAAATCTCCACTATTTTTAGGTACCTTTATATAATACACACCACTTACATCGGGAGAATTTTTAGGATAATCTACATTTAAATGATTATGTGATTGAGTGCTTTCATTTTTATAATGAACTTGGGCCCAGAAATTAATAGGTTCATCCTTTAAAATTAAAGATTTATTAAATTTATTACTATAAGCTAAACTCATTTGATCTATGATCTTTGTAATCTCCTCACTAAAAGGAATAGCAATATCTTCATAACGTGTGTGCCAGCGATTCTCATTAAGTCTTTTTTTGTAGTTTTCAATGCATGTTTTTTCTAGTTCCTCATGATTGATATTATCTAAGTATCCGTAAATAAAGTCATTAACATAGAGTGTCTTATAAAATTGTTTCATAGATCCTTTCCTATGTATATTTTCTTTAAATTTAAGTCTGCTTTAGTAAAAGTTATTAAAGGAATATATAAATTTTTTATATCTGGATAGTTACAATTGTCCGGTATATCAAGTTTAATTTGTTTGCACTCATATTTTACCCATGGATTTACTGGCCAATACAAATCCATATCACAATAAAAAACAAACCTTGAGTTTGGCTTAATATGGTCTTTAGCAATTTTGTAATAGAATTCAAATATTCGATAGTCGTTCTCTTGTTTTACATCTGTTAAAGCAAAGTCATCAAAGAATATACAGTCAAATTTTTCAAGTTTAGATAGTTCCTGTTGCCAGTATCCTTTAACCGGTTTAGTTTTATCATCAGCCCATTTCAGTAAGTCGTTATAAATTAAATCATCAGATTCAATAATAGTGTGGCTTTTAACATTAAACTTGCGTATCTGATTAGCTGAATAGCCTAGTCCAAATCCTATTTCTAAAACATGTCCGCATGGTTGAAGCATATTTATACATTCTTCCATGTAAGGTTTTTCCCACTCCATCATAACTTGTTCTTGCTTCTCATTTAAAAGAATATCTTTATTGTAAATGTCTTTTGCTTTAGTAATCATTCTATATAATCTATATTAAAAACAATTCTTTTCTTACTATCAATTGGATGAGAACTAGCGTGATACATATGACCTTCAAATAGTAAAACTCGTCCTGTCTTTGGACTTATTTTTTTTAAAACCGTAGCATCCTTATTAAATAAATAAGTAAAACCATCACTATCATCTAAATAAATAATAGCTACTTTATGTTTTCTTTCTAGATCTGTGTGAGGTATATTATGTTTGTCCCTGTTACTCTCTACTCTATACTGTGGTAAAAAATTTAATTTAGCTCTTACTATTTGTTCAAAATTAAAAGGCAGAGGTTTAATTAATTCTGCCAGCATAGATACTGCATTAGAATTAATTTTACTATTTAGAATTATCCAATGAGTAAATTGAAAATGTTCATAACTGTTTTTATATTTTTTAGGGTTTTTGGCAACTGTATATTCATTATAATACCATGAAAAATTAGTAGTAAAAAGTGTTTTGTTGATTATATCTAGAAGATCTTTAGATAAAATATCATCTATAATTTTATAGGAATCTGTAGAATCTACCATTCTCTCTCCATTTGGTATGAACTTTATAACCCATGTTAATAGAAAAAATTATTCTATCTTCATTAGTTTCATTAGGCATCGAATAGTGATTTAAGCTACTACCAAATATTATAAAATCATTTTCTTTTATCATTATTTCTTTATCCTCAATAACTAGATTACCTGATTTTTCTGGTTTAGTAAAGTAGTATACTCCTGTCTTAAGTCTCATGTCTTCTGTTTTACTGTCAAAAAATAAATCCCTTCCCTTAGATATATGATTATGGGATTTAACAAATCCCTGGTTCTTGTAGATATTAGCCCAGAAATCTATGACATAGTAATCATCACCAGCCATTTTTAAAAACTGATCTACAATAGGTTGAAAAACCGTGTGAGTGATATGAATAGGTATTGAGAAATTAAAAGTAGATTTTCCTTTTGAGGAATCAATTAAATCATGATCAACAAAAAGAATGTTGTCTAAAGTTTTTTTAATATCAATTTTGTTGGGAAATATACTATTGATTAAGTCGGCCACGTACCATCTATTACAAGATCCAGTTGTGTTTGTACAGACCATACCCCACTTGCTAGTGCCGCTTGAGTAAATGCAGGAGCTTCAACAATTACAACTCCATCACCACCACCACCGGCTGTTCCACCAGCAGGTCCAGGATAAGCAAATCCACCGGATCCACCTCCACCGCCTAGGCCATCAGTTCCGTCTCCACCAGCGCCATCGCCGCCTGTTCCAGCACCGCCACCTCCAGGTCCAGCGTCACCGCCATTTCCACCAGGATTAATTGGTCCAGTTGAAGCTCCGCCACCACCACCACCAACATATGTTGTACTATTAATGGGCCATGGATAACCAGCAGCACCATTACCAGCTTTGCTTCCGCTCATATTACCTCCGGTTGCGCCACCACCGCCGCCACCGCCGGCACCTTTATTATCAGGTGCACCATTTCCACCGTTGTTTCCTTGTGGGCCAGGAGAACTTACAGGAGGGGTGTTTCCAAGACCACCAACAGCTCCTCCATCTGCTCCACCACCACCAGATCCACCATGGCCACCTGAGTTTGGAACCGGATTTGAGGGGGGTTGAGGACCACCACCTCCACCGCCTGTGGCTGTGAAGGTTCCAAAAACTGAATCAGTACCAGGGTTACCCCATGCATTAGAATTGGGAACAGCTATACCTGCTCCACCAGCACCTACTGTAACATCAATAGCTGCAAAAGGAAAAGGGAATCCGGGAGCAGCAGGAATATTTCTATATCCTCCGCCTGCGCCGCCTCCACCTTTTCTTTGGCCGGCACCGCCTCCTCCAGCTATTACTAAAACGTCTAGTAATGCAGGGGCTCCGAAAGTCTGTGTAAATGTTCCAGGAGAAGTAAATGTAGTTGTTGCGGCGGCAATTGGACCACCTTGAGTAGTAGTATTTGTTGGCCCTATTATTCCACCATTACCTGCACCTGAAAAATTTTGCGGACTTCCTGACATTATACTCCCTCCCATTCATTATTAATTGTACTCCATACATAGTTTACATCAGTTTCGGGTTGAATTCCATTCCATCTTTGATTGTCTTCATCCCATGAATCTTCAATAACAACATTTTCTGCTAATGGATCAGCACCTACATATTGTTTTGGTTTTGTAATTGGAGGTTGCCAATCATCATTTGCATCTAAAGTCCAAGACGCAAAGGGTTGAGGACTTATAAATTTATCTTTTGCAGCATCATAGATATCTCCAATAGCTGCATATTTTTTTCTGTGTGAGTTGTCCTTAAAAGTCTGTTTCCAATAAGTTTGGGGATACTCTCCTTCAAAAGAAGGATTATTAGGTATATTAGATGTACACCATTCTTCTGTTTTTACAGAAAGATTTCCACCTGTTGCTTGTACAACATCATCTCCTACTACAATTACTCTTAAAACTGTATTATCATCTGTTATAACTTCTGCAAAATGAGCCATTATGATACTACCTCTCTCCATGTAAATATTATTACATTTTTAGTAGTATATATACTATTTAAAGGTTCAATTATTTCGCCATTGCCAGCCATAATTTAAACCTCCTAGTCGATTAGTAATTCATATGATATGAATAAATCTAAGTCAGAAACTGCTTCTGCTTTAGCTTTTAAAATGTCTGTCTCTCTTAAATAAATTGGTGTATCTAAAATAACTAACGAAGCGTCAGCTGGAACCTCAATAGTTTTTGCTAAATAAAAAGTAGTTGCGGCTGCTGTATTAACAGTAAGACCAGTTTGAGCTGGAGTTCCTGCCATGGTAATTGCTACATCAATTGTAGCACCATTTGTACCATCTACATTTGCTACTACTATTCTATTAATTTTTAAAATATATTCAGCAGCGACTGTAATTAAACTATCTAAAGTTGCTGAAAGATTCCAACCTAATGAACCACCATTAATTGTTGCGACTGATACTATATTTGGATTTGCCATAATTTAATTCCTTTATTGTTATTACCCGAAAATCATTGCCATTGCAATAGCTTTCCCTGTTGATATTCCTGCTGATGTCCATGATAATGTACCAGAAGCATCAGAAGTTAGAGCATATCCAGAAGTCGTTGCATCTGCTGCTGGTAAAACCCATGTTACTGCTCCGGATACAGTAGTCGGCGCTTTAAATCCAACAGCTGCTGAATTATCAGCATCATTGAATAAAAGAGCGTTAGTATTAGCTAAAGTAATCTCTGAAGAAGTAGCCATAACATCTACAATATCTGGATTAGTTCCATCATTAGCTGTTGCATAAAGAATTTTAGTTCCTTTATCAGTAGTTGACCACGTAACACTGCTTCCAGAGCCAGAAACATATTTGAATTCAACTGTGTATGCATTAGTAGTAGCATTTTTAATTATGTAAAAAGTTTGAACATCTAAAGGGATAGTTACGGTTATGTTTCCAGCAAGAGCTGCTGTTAGATTTATAATTCTGTGTCCAACTTGGTTAGCATCAGTTGCTGCTCCATCGGATACAGCTAAAGTTGTAGCTCCCGTGGTATTACAAGCTATTGAAACATAGCCGCCAGCAATTTGCTCTAAGATTTGTAAATTTGTATTTGTTTTTGTTCCCCATGTACCGGCATTCTCACCGGTTGTCATTAATTCTGTTCCTAATCCTGTGTAACTTGATGCCATAATTTTTCTCCTAATTGATGCTTAGTTAGTTTTTATATTTAATATTATTCATAATGTCAAGATAGATTACTTGGTATTTCTAGTCCAATTCCCCGTTTGAGTAGCTGTTACTTGACTATAATTACCAGTTTGTTCAGCTGTAACACGTCCCCATCCTATAGGTGCTACGCCACTAGGAGAAAGAATAACAGTTGCTGATACTCCAGTCAATCCCATTGTTTGTTCTGTTGGAGTAATAGCTCCTGCTGCTGCAGTTGCTGACACTCCAGTTAATCCCATTGTTTGAGCTGGTGGAGTAATTGCTCCTACAGAAGATGTTGCTGAAAGTCCTGTAGGTTGAACCGTTGGATTAGAAGTAACCACTATACCTGCAGCATTCTCAGCGGTAGTAGCAGAAAGACCAGTTAAAGTAGTTGTATTACTTGAGTCTATAGTTGGCACTCCATCAGAAGAAGTTATTGAAAGTCCTGTGAGAGGCACACCAATTTCTGCAATAACGGATCCTACTGAAGAAGTAGCTGATACTCCTGTCAACGCTGCAATCGTATTTGGAGTAACTGTAGGAGAACCTAAATCTGAAGTAGCCGAGATTCCCGTAAGTCCCATTTGTTGTTGAGGAATAGTTACGGGTGAATAACCCCAACCATACTCACTATTATTCCATGCCAGATCTCCCCATCCTGGAATAATTGGTCCTAATGTTGTAGTTGCAGAAATTCCGGTTAAAGAAACAGTGGTCGCATTTTCACCCCAGTTGTTATCGCCCCACGCATCACGGCCCCAACCCTCAATTGAGGCTGCATAAGCTAAATCTCCTAAAGTTGTTGTTGCAGAAAAACCTGTAAGAGAAACTGTAACCGCTGATTCACCCCAGTTCTCTGTTCCCCATGTATCACTTCCCCATCCTTGTTCAGGATAAGCGACTGCAGTTCCAAGTGATGAAGTTACTGCGAGTCCTGTTAAAGAAATTGTGACGGTATCAGATTCCCAAGAGTTATAACCCCAGGTTGTTCCGGCTTTATTCCAAGTGTTAGCCATAAGGAAGGACTCCTTATGCTAGCTGTATAATAGCTGTTGATGCGGCTGCTGCTGGAAATTCAATTGTAAAAGTTCCACTAGTAACTGTTTTATCTCCACCGAAATTGATAGCAAGAATTGATCGATTAGTTGTAAATCCTGTAATAGCAGTAGTATTATACATCAAACATCCTCGTGCAGTGAAAGTAGCTGATGTCCAGCTGGTGTCTGAAAAATCACAAATCGCTGTATCACTATCTAAAGTAGGATCAATATTTGTTAAAGTATTTCCTCCCCCTGTGTATCCTGAAGATGTAGTTGTAACTTCATAAGTGTTTGTAGGATCCGCAGTTGCGTCTGATGGTGCAGTGTAAACTGTTGTTGATTTACTTAATGTTGCTGAGTTGCTTGAATATAAAGCTAGTTTAATAGTATTCCCTGCGGGAGTACTTCCAGAGGCATTTAAATTATGTCCTCCCTGTAAAATTTCTTCCTTAAAACTGTTACAAATTGCTGATGTTATTGCCATAAGTTTTCTCCTAATTATTGAGGCGGTGACTCGATTGGTATTCTTATTGTTCCATCCGTGTAATCGTCTCGTCTTCTTCTTCCAATTTGCAGTGATGCAAACTTCTGTAGTTCTTGTTTATACTTTTGCTCATATAATGTCAACATGTCTTGAGGACCTTTTAAAAATCCATAAGCTTCACCCAGACAAGCATAAAGTAGTCCTTGTGGGAAGTACCTACTTACATAAGTCCCAGAAGTCTCTGTTTCTAATCCTGTTGGCATTGCATTTCCGTATATTTTAATAACATAATTGGCATCTGGAGTAGGAGCCATTAAAATAGATCCAGAAGTAGTATCGGTTAATCCTGTCGCTCCTCCAAACATAGCATAATATTTAGGGAGTCCTGTTACATCAGCTCCTGATGCAGTAGATCCTTCGGGCCCTGTTAATTCTCCCACATACTCACTTATAAAAGTTTGATCTCGTCTCTGTAACCATTGGCCTTGTTCATTAGCATTGGCTGTAGAATTAAAAACTTGCACACCTCTTACAAATAAAAAACCTGCTGGAACTCTAACAGTGTTAACATCAGTAGCAATAGTTCCTTCCCACTCTTGCCTGTCGGAATCCATCGGAATATCAAGATTGATTCTGTGTTCTGCATTTTCTATAAATCTATTTAACACAGCAGCAGTAAAAACAGTACTGTCTACTTCAGTATAGTTTCTAATATCTGTTTGTAAGTTTGATAAAGTGTATCCTGCCATTATGCTTCTATGGTTACCGGTCCAACGGACACTGGATAACCTCCTCCTTCTATTCCACCTGTTGTAGCTGTATCAGTATTTACAACAAAATAAAACCAATCTGTTGTAAAATCTGTATCTCTAGCTCCAGAGACATATTTTCCTGTAGTTATAGCATAGCCTGCGGCTAGTGCAATTTTAGCTCCTGTGATTCCATCCCAACTAGCGGGATCCGTATAAGCTCCTGCCGTAGTAGGCGTTCCTCTAAAACGATAAGTGTCTCCATTAGTTAAACCATGATTTGGTACATTAACATTTATATAAGCAGATCCTGCACCATAAGTTGTAAAAGGATTAAAGGGCATTAACTGTGGGACAGCTGGAGCTACTCTTGAAGGTCTTGCATGAAGCAAACCTTGAGGATCAGCTCCTACTGGATGTGGCTCTAATTGAGGTTGTTTAATTTCAAATTCAGAATTATGCACCCACGCACCAGTCCATTCTTTTACCATTTCTTTGTATGGAAAGGCTACACCAGACCTGTCTGATATTGCAAGTGCTCTTCTACCTTTTGAAAATCTAGCCATTATTTTTTAGTAAAAATTTTATAAGATTTTTTTACGTCACTCCAATCTAAATCTTTTCCCTTTTTTTTATCTAATATACTTTTTAACTTTTTTTGATCTTTAGTTAAAATTTTTTTAATAACTCCCATTCCTTTAGTGATTAATGTCATATGTTTGGATAATAAGTTTTAGGGGTTATGTAAGTACTAGCTGCAGAACCATCTTCTGCTAATGCTCTAGCAAATTCATCTTCGTATAATAATTTCATTTCTTGTGTTCTTTGTGGTGCAAACTTCATAGATAAATAATAAGAAAGACCTGATATCATTGGTGGAATAAATCTATAAGGTGTATCTGTTGCATTTGTATAAGCTCCTGCATCTTGAATTCTTTTTACAAAATAAATATTTATATAATTAGATGCTGCTGTTGAATTAGGTAAGGGATAAATTGTTATTGTAACTTTGTCTATGAACCTTTGAACCCAAAATTGTGAAGGAGTTCCAAGGGATGCCTTGTTTGCTGTTGCAGCATAAGCGTCTCTTGCAACTTTAGTTAAACCTGTGTCTGATTGAGAAGTGGTATTATAATTTTGTCTATATGTAACATTTAAAATATCTGTAATACCATAGATATTAGTTACCGGAGTAGTTGTTGCTTGAGGTGAAGCAGCTGCCGCTGCTGCGGCATCTACAGAATTTCTGTAAAAAGTATAAACACCCATTCCTTCATCAGTTGCATCTACATTCGTTGCAGAACCTTCTATGATATCAATGTTAGTATTTCCTACTTCCCAAAAATGTACACCTCTATTGCCCCATTCTTGAAAAAGAATATTTAATGATCTTCGAGCTGTTTTTAGTTGGTGACCGGCAGTTCCAACTAAACCAATACGTTCATACGCATCAGTTATAATTTCATCAATAGAAAAATCCTGGTCAAAACTATATGCTCCAGAAGTAGTGTTTGCCATTATAATTCCTATCCATAATAAACAGTTACATGTGTAACTACAGCATTAGTAACTACTAGACTTGTTCCACATCTAATGCCTGTTCCAGGTAGCATTATTTTCCCCGTACTCGGAGATTTGTGATCTGTAGTATTTGTAGCTGGTGTATCAACAACCCATACCGCTGTAGTATCATCAAGAACTGTTATTGTTCCAACTCCAACATTCGTAGGTACAACCCACGAAAGTCCTAAAATTCTAGTCGCTCCACTTTTAACTGTAGTACTTGTAGCTGTTACAATATTAGCTGTTTTTATATCCACTGGATATCCCATAATTTTCTCCTTTAAAAGTGCTCCCGAAGGAGCACTTTAATTAGTTAATTATTTATTAACTCCAAGCAGCTGCGCCTGTATCTGCGTCATTTGCTGTTGATAAGTCATGAGCAAAATTCCAAATGCCTTTTTCAAAACAAGTAAAATACAGATAACAACCATGAGTTAAACTATTGGTTGCTGCATTCGCAGGTGTGTACGTTAATATCGTTTCACTTGCTGTGGACGTGTCTATAGTTTGAACCGCTCCAGTGGCTCTACTTTCCACTTTTGATCCAGTTCTAAAAACATCACTTCCTGCACATGTAAAAGTAAGAACAGCTGTACCACCAGTTGTATCATCTGATTGAGCATGAACTACATATGTTCCTACTGTCGCTGATGGTAAAGTTACCGCTTGAGTAGCAGCCCCTGTGTAGTTGTTGACCGTAATTACATTAGCCGTATAAGTTAATGTTGCTCCTGTTGCCACTACTGTTGCAGTTAAGCTAGTTAAATCAGGTTTCGTTCCTAGAAACCTTGATGTTATAACTCCTGTGCTAGCAGCTTTATTGATCTGTTGAAATCCTTTTTCGGATCTAACCGGACCATTAAACGATGTGTTTGCCATAATATTCCTCCTAGAATATTTAAATGTAGTCCCTAGGGGATAGTCGACTATACGCGTCTACATTTAAGTTTTGTTAAATTTGTATAGTGTTTTATTTATATGCTAAATTTTAATACAGCGCAAGGTATCCCTAGGAAAAAATTGATTTTTTGATAGCTCTTAAGTGGCTATCGAAACTTGAGCCTTGGATTCATCTACTTTATTAAGGCGTGTAGATTCTTCGAACTCTTTGGCAATAATCTCTTTAACAATTCCCTGAATTTTTTTATCAATGTAGGACATATTAATATTATACTTGCCCTCCTTCAGGTGCTCCTGTTGCCACTCTAACTCCAAGGACCTTTTCGTAGTGTATAGGTCTTCGGTCATTTATAACCTCCTCATAGGTTATTCTTCGGATATGATTAAACATTCCCGTTGATTCCCATTTTATACTCTTTTCTCCTAGCTTGTCAAGGATTGATTTTTCAACGGAAAGAGCATTATCCTCCGCTAAAATTTCAAATTTAGCGTGATAATCGTATGCCCAGATATTTATGAGGAATTTTTTCATATTATTACTGTATTTTTAAAATGAGGCGGAATTGTGTCCCGCCTCATTAATTAGTTTAGATTACGCACCTTCAACGCCAAAGATACCTCTAAAGTCGGATACTCCAAACGAGTATCTTTCTCTAGCTTTGTATCTTACGTTACCAGTATCAAAGTCTCCTTCCATTGATGTACTCAATGGAGTTCTTGAAAACATTTTCATACCGTTTGGAACGTCTGTAATGATGTACCATGAATCAGTATCAGTTAAAAAGTTATTAACTCTATAACCTTGTGGGATCATTCCCATGCTATTGATTGCATTGATGTCATTATCAGCTGTCTGAGTTCTACCTTGAGATTTCATCAATCTCTCAGCATTGAACTGATTTGCAGAAGGAATTATCATTTTAACTCCTTTAGCTGCAATTCTCAAACCTCTTTCGTCCGTCATTGCAGCGATGTCGATTAAAGACTGCTCCAATGATGTTTCGTTAAGGTCCGCTTGAGTTGCTAAAGTGTTTGCAACATTAGGTCCAGTTGAGCACGGGTGTGCTGTACTGAATAATGCTACTGCGTCACCTGTTTTGAACGTAGCTACCGCTGGTAGACCATTGTTCAAAGGTAATGCACCTTTAACTTCTTTTGCGTTTGACATAGATCTTGCTAATGCTTTTGTATATCTAGAAGCTAGTCTATCGTAGAGATTATCTTCGATAGCTTCTTCAGTTATAGCGAAAGCAAGCGCGATCGTTTCCATAGTGTAACGTGCAGTGTAAGTCTCTTGCGCTTCATCATATGAAATGCCTTGACCTTCTGCTTTTACATCAGCGTTAGCGAATCCTGATAACATAACTTCCTCTTCGAAAGCTCTGTCACTTGATTCAGTAACGTATATTTCAGCGTGTTGATTTTCGTAACGCTTGTACTCCAGCCCGAATAGTGCATTTAGGCCTGGTTCTAGTTCTTTAACTAGCTGTGCTCGTGATATTGCCATATTATGCTCCTATATTGTCCAGTCATTACCAGCAGTGGCAGTATTAAGTAAGTACTGTCCAAGGTTCTGAGCAAAAACAAAACTACAAAAGTTATTTGTAATGTCGCTATTCTCAGGGTCCTCAGCAGATCTTATAATTCTCCACTGTTTAGTAGTGTCGTTGATACCACCTATGTCCATTGTATTAGAACATTGTCCAGAAATTTCACTTCCTGTTGGGACAGCTGCTGCGAAAGATACAGTTCTACCGACGTTTGCCTGTGTAACTGCTGCAGATGCTGATCCAACGAAAAGTTGAAATGGATTGTCTATTACAAAACAAGTAATATCTTCACTGTTAGCCGGAGTAATAGGTTGGTTATACCAGTTTGCCCACGTCGGCTTTAAAGTCGTAGCCGCATTGTAGAAAATACCGTTAAACACACCTATAGTCGCAAATGTCGCTGTACTTGACGCTTCAACAATGTATCCATCCTTCATTCGAACAGTACATCCTTGAAACAAATCATCAGTATCACCGGCATCTATGTAGTATTTGCCTTGTCCTTGAGTAGCTGGTGTTGAACCAACTGTACCCGCAGAAATCAAACCAAAACCACTTGTGTTTCTATTTGCCATAGTATTACTCCTTAAAGTTTATAGTTTCCCATAAACAGGTTAATTTAAATCGATGATAGGGAATTGGTTGTTATCCCGAGAAATAAAATTTACTTCTTTGTACCACCGAAGGTTACGCGAGACTGTCGATCAATATTGATCGGCATACTCTTATGTTGTTCCTTCAGCAAGTCGTTGTCTATAGCTTCGTCTTGACCTTCAGTTTGTTTT